GGATACAAACCAAAGTATATTTGCTTTGTCATCTGATTAAACAAACGTATCTTACCATCCCAAAATCTATTTTGAACCTGAGGCATAAACCTAGCACCAGGTACAGTGAATGTAAAGTAGTCACTAAGCTCCTGACTTGTACCAGGATCACAATCTATTTTTAAGTATACATCATTTACTTTACTTACAGTCAGCATCTATTACTTTTTCTTTTTTTTGGTCCATTTTATATCACCTATATCATAGTAATACCAGAATGTTTTTATTCCACCTGTATAAACTATCACTCCAAAACAAATTACTATTATTATTAAACCTAGTACTTCAAACATTTTAATCCCTCCCAAAGATTAAATTACTACATGTCCTTTTGTGGTCCACCCTTCCATGGTGTCCATGATGCGTCTGGAGTTTCAGATGGAGGTTCTGTTGTTACTCCATATGGATATGATTTCTCTCCAAAGTTATCTCTAAGAGCTGCTAAGTTTTCTTCTGCAGCTGCTAGCTCTGATACTAGCTTAGCCATATCATCTACCAGTTGTGGATGCTCTCCTATTGCTACAGGATAATTAAATGATAACTCTAATGTTGCTATTGCTTTAGACTTATCAGCTTCAAATCTATCCTCTAGTGCTTTGTAAAATATTTCTCTTACTGACATATTATTCCTCTTTCATTATTGGTTTTTTTTTAATTGCAATTAAATTTGATGCATGCATGCTACCCATGAAAACTTCAGGGTCAAAATGAGTTTTTAAATCATCAGGATAATGGAACCAACCTATCTCATGCCCCTGCTCACCTAGCATATCTATGTATTCTAATAACTTTCTTGATGGCTCATGCTTCTCTGTAATGTCCTCTATGAAATACCAACCACCAGGCTTTAAATATTGCCATAAGTTTATTAGTGTTGCCATCTGACCACTAGCAAAATGATTACCATCATCAAATATAACATCAAAGTATGTGTCATATTTCTTTTGAGGAAAATGTAATCTTAGTACCTCTTCATTAGTAGTGTCACACCAATTTAGATTTATTCTATATGAACCATCCAATGTAAATAATCTTTTTACTTTAGACTCCCATTGAAATAATTTATCTACTCCCTCAACCATACTATTAGGAAAGTAATTTGCCCAAGTAAGTAACCCCATACCTGTCCATATACCTACCTCAAGTACATTCTGTATCTTATATCTATCTGGTCCTAATAGCTTACCATATACTCTATGGTAGTTATGCATGTAAGTACCTCTGTCAACTTTATCATGCCTATTAAAATTTAACTTTAACATAAGCTCATGTAGTTCTTCTACATGCTGATCCGTATAGTCTACATCACAAATCTTAGATGCCGACTTTAAACTTTTCCCAGTCAATCGCATTTTTAATATGAAACCCTCTATTATTAATTGTTCTTATTACACTTTCCAAAAAGTCTATCTTTTCTTTTTGGTATTCTATTTTAAACATATGCTTGATTACATCTTTGTCACTATCAAGATACATATTTAAATCAGACTTCAATACTTTCAATTGAAAAGGTTCCCAATTAAATTCTTTTAGACTCTCGTCTGTTAGATTACCTTGGTAGTAATCCCATTTGTTTCTATGTAATGTTTTATACTCAGCTTCTAACTTCTTTAAAGTTAATCTTTCTTGAGCATAATGCTTATAGTATTTGTAATGTAATTTTGGTATGATGGCAGACGCTTCACCTAGTTCTGTTCTATCAATCTGACTATCATCTTTCCATAAATCAAATAAATCATCAAGCTGCATTTGTAAACCACTCCGGTATCATTCCATGTTTCCAAGTACAGAAATGAGCTTTCTCTACTCTATAATACTCTCTGTAACCTTCTACTGGATCGTCTCTACGTAACTCTGTATTAGTTATGGCTTGTACAAATTCTGTCTGTTCATTAAAAAGAAACGAACAATATTGTAACTGTGCCTCATACATCATAGGTAGCCCATCCATACTATGAAACTTATTGTACCTCTTAGTGTACTCAGTACATAGTGCTCTCATGTGTCTTATTAACCACATACTATTTTGTTTTGATTCTCTAGCCCACAATGTGCAAGGATGTTTTGCATGAGCTTTAGGATAGCCTGGTAGGCCAAATGTTTTTATCACAGGATCATTACTTTCACCTCTATGCTTATCATCATATTGACAATCTAGTACAGCAGATAACATCTGTGCTGATTCTAGTATCATCTTAACTACATGCTTGTCGCACATCATAAATGCTGCAACCTTAGGGTCTCTATCTAATACAAATATATTCATACATACCTCCAGTTATTAATATACTAGATAGTACGTTCTAGGTCAACCGTTTATTCCTACTGATGTGTTAGCTTTACCAGTACTTCCTAAACTATAGATATGATAGAGTTTAAATCTAAAAGAAACTTGAGCTTCTATATAATCTATGTCTGCTACTTTAGTATCAAAATTAATATCTGAAAGTGATGTTGGGAAACAATCTTCAAATGTTACAGTCATGTTTGGTTGAGAAGCTGAATTTAAAATAGTTAATGATGCATCACTTACACCACCTTGTCCTAAAGACCTTCCTGTTCTTTGAACAGTTCTTGGTCCAGTCAAACCTTTCATTCCATCTTTATTATATACTTGCTTGGCTTGATTAAACCCTTCTGGAAATCCTAGGTACTGAAGCCAATTATATAACTCAATAAAGTTCTTCATATCTTCATCTACTTTAAATGATATAGCAAGTTCACCATAAGTGATATGATCACCTGGTGTTGGTATAATATGGAAAGGAGTATTCAAAGGAGTCTCACCTAATTGTACACCAGGCATGTTTACTGACTGCACAAAGTAATTAACAGTAGGTAATTTCTGAATGCTGAAGTTAAATCCTACAGGTGATAGAAAGTTAGTATTGATTGGTTGATTTGATAGTGCTGCCATGATGTCTCCTTACTACTATTTATACACAAAAAAAGGGGGCCGAAGCCCCCCTTGAATAGTATTACTAACTACTTAACTATTACATTAAGTTGCTAACAACCACTTTTCTATAGTACTCATTAGAGTCTGCTGCAAGTGCACCAGTAGCTGCTAGAGCTGTG